ATCTCCACTGTTTCTTTTATTGTCCTGAGCCTCTCTCTTATTTCTTCTCTGTTCTATCTTCGCCATCTTCTGATCATTCAGAAGCATTTTTTGCAGCGTACTATCAATTGAAGTGAGACTCTCTTTGGTCTCCTTCCCACTTCCAACTAACTTTGACAGTACGCTATCTATCATATCGTTTTATTTTTATTTATCTGTTAGATTGGAGGGCTTGTTGCTTCTTCCTTAACTCTACTGTCTCTAGATATCCAGACAACATTGACATCATAACTTCAAATTCCCAGGGAATCATGTCATAAATTTCACTGATGCTCCAGTTATGATATTGTTTAAAGGCGAAGATACATTCATAGTGTTTAATGAGGCTTGTATGCATCATCGCCACTAGAAAAAATCCCGTAACCCCTCCAGTTTTACACTAAAGTTCTTGCCAGTTTTCTTATTCTTTAGTGTGATAGTGTGCGACAACTTGGGCATTGTCACAAAAAAATTAGTAATTTTTTGGAATTGTGACTGAGTTAGTCCTTCCACCCATTCCAAAATCTCACTTTCAGACATGTCACTTCTGTTAAACACCTCTTCTCCAGACACAATTGATGATACACACTTAGAAATTATGTTGATACTACTTGTGAGGTTATTAAGATCATAACCTTCATTAAAGTATGTGATGTCAGGGTACTTCATCTTGACGCTCATCTCTTCGTCAAGTTTTATGAGATCTGTGTGGTCGTCACTCCTCACCACTTTGATTTTATCGATATCTACTTCATGGTCCACAGTGTATGTGGAATCATTTGGGTCAGTAATAACCAGACTAATCTTCTCACCTACTGATTTGGATCTTGCCTTTAGAAACAAGTACTCTACATCATATAATGCTAACTCCTCTACATTAAAATCATTGGGAGAAGACACACAATTCTGAATGATGTTAGTGATTGCATTAGTAATCTCGTCATTATCTTCTGTCTCTGCTGCAAGAATAAGAATCTTCTCTTCCTTAACACTGAAGGGTTGATACTTAATTTTTTGTCCAGTGGAGGGAATTGTTGTTGAATATTCAGGTCTTATAGATTTTGGCAGTGCCATAACAAACATAATGTGGTAGAAGTATTTATTCTAGATTCCCAACTCCTTCTCGGTCACAATCCTGAAGGACCACCCTCTGTCCTCACAGTATTCTGTTGCTGCTGCCCACTTTGCCTGGTTAACCATCCATGTTTTCACTTGGTACATCCATGACTTAGTTCTTCTCTTTGGATTCTTTGGTGGCATCTTCACCTGACTGGCAGGTTTCACTTCAATCATTTCAGTCACCATGATGCCATCTTTCCTCTCATACTTGATGATAAAGTCAGGAAAGTATCTGTGTTTCCTTTTATCTACAGGTGATGTATACCATACGCACTTCTCTTCTGACTGCCACTCCTGTATATTCTCATTCAGATCACAATATCGCATAAATTTTAGTTCCCATGATGATCTGTACTCGATCATCATTGGGTTGCCCTTATATTTCTTTGGGTTCTCAGGTCTATACTTGCCTGAAAGTGTCTTATTCACAGGATAAATACCTCTAAAGATATTTAGATATGTCATACGAATCAGCCAAGGCGTTGATGTCTAAGAGTGTATCTCGCCCCACTCTTTATAAAATCACTCTTCCAGAAAGTCTTGGTGTTGGCGTTTTAAATTTTAAGTCTGGTGTTAAATCAGAAATTAGTGAGTACTTAAGTTTCTTTGCTAACAGAATTGTTTTACCTGAAACAAGACTGGACACAGTGATTGCACTGGGGCAAGAGAACATGGGCATCGCTCGCGAGCAACCTGCCAATATGATATTTGGTAAACCAATGGCAGTTACCGTCATTGAGAACAGTGATTTCAGTACTTACACAGCACTGAGAGATTGGATGATGCAAACCACTGTGGGTGGCAGACAAAGACAGGGTGCACAAACTCAACGAATGAATTATTACCACAGTTTTGTGGGTAACATTGAAATTGTTAAGTTAGAACAACCAGACTTTCCAACTAATGAAGAGAACAAATATAAAGAACCACTGAAGTGGACATTTTATAATGCATATCCTATCTCAATTGGCGAAATTACATTGGCGTCTGATGCTTATGACACAGCAACCACCTTCGATGTCAATTTCACTTATGAAAGTTATAATGTTTTGGGGGATGATGATTACCTTAGACAGAAACAAAAGACCATTGCTGACAGGGTGATTGATTCACTGCTGTTATGAGTAGAGTTGCTGACCTGTTGCCACGTGCAGGTGGAAGTTCAGAGTACAATATGAAACTTCTGCTGCCTCGAATGGGCAAGGGGGAGATTGTCCCACGACCAGATAAATACTATGTGTTTATCTATAAGGCAAAGACAAAAGGTATTCAGTATGACCAACACCCTTTTATTATATGTACTGGTGTGTATAAGTGGGGGTTTACTGGGTTCAACTATCATTGGAATAACTACAGAAGGTATACCTGGCGAGAGGTGTTCAGTAACATCTACGAAGTTTATGAAAATGAGGTTGAAGACATGCAGAATTACAAGATAGCGAGGTTTAAAGTTGCTTAAGTATCCACTAGAAATACAATCAGGACAAGATTATGTTTTGATTACTCACCAAAGATATAGGACAAATCAGGCAATCGCTGGTCAACAACAGGATACTGCACCAGATGCAACTGCGCCATCAGACGGTAATCCTATTGTTTTATACATGCCTAACTCTACTCCTCCTGTTAACAATAGTAACAGTTGGAGTCAGCAGAATTCTGTGGGCCCACTTGGTGACATCACCAGAGCCCTCGGTGTTGGTGCTACAGGTGGCGTTTTGGGAGTGGGTAAATCTAATCCTCTTGACCTTGCTAAGGGAGTTGGCGACCAAATTGGAAACCTACTCAAAGACTTTAAAGGTGTGGATGCCGTAAGGCAAATTGCCATCGGTGACATTGCTAAGCAATTTGGACTGAATGGAGCAGGTGCACTGACACAATTACAGAGAGGTAAAGTTTATAACCCTAATGTGGAATTGTTATATGACTCTCCATCTCTTAGAGGATTCACATTAGATTTCTTATTCGTCCCCAAGAATTCAGTTGAGGCAGCAATGATGAATCAGATTATTCTTGAACTGAAGATGTTCTCTGCACCCTCAGATGAAGGGACGATGTTTGAGGTGCCCCACCTATGGAATGTTACATACAAGAGTGGTGTCGGTAATGATACGTTTATGAATAAGTTTAAGAAGTGTGCTCTAACCAATATCCAAATTGCCCATAACCCAGGCACTGACATGCACTCCACTTACGCAGATGGTACTCCACTTGTTACTGCTATGAGTTTAGGATTTATGGAGGTAGATATTATTACTCGCCAAGACCATTCCGACGTTGGAGGACAAGGATACTAATGTCAACACCAAAATATTTCAAGCCTTATCCAAACCTAAAGTGGCCAATCAAAGTTAACAAGGCAGGTCAGGCCACTTACATTCAAATTAAAGATTACTTTCATCTGCTTAGAATTAGAGATGACATCTTTAAGAAGGACACATTGTATTATAAACATGTTGTCAGTAATGGCCAGAGACCTGACCAAATTGCTTATGATATCTACGGTAATGAATCCTGGTACTGGGTTGTACTTTTAGCTAATGATATTGTTGATTATTATAACGAGTGGCCTCTATCATTCCAGGAGTTAGAGAAGTACATCCTCAAGAAGTATGGTAGTTATGAGAAGGCAGGTGAAGTTAGGCATTATGAGACTGTAGATGAGTATGATGGTGAAGGTAACCTAGTCATGCATGGTGGACTTATTGTCTCTAAGGATTTTTATTATGAATACCCAGTAACACCAGGTGGCACCCTCACTAAAACATCATTCCCTGTAGGGATTTCTCACAGAGATTATGAGGAGAGAATCAATATTAATAAGTCTCATATTAATTTAATCCATAAAAAACACGTCCCTGATATTATCAGAGACGTAAACAATTATGCTACTTCTATTAAGATGTCCACAAGGGAGGCTTTCATCCCCTCCTATTGATCAGGACTCAGATAAACGCTTGAAGTAATCAAGAACGTCCTCTTCCTGTTCATCAGATTCAACCACAGGTGTTGGTGTTACCTCCTCAGTCTTGGTAAAGGTGGGAGTTGCTGCCACATTTACTTTGGGTTCAGGAGGAGCAACTGCTGGTGCTGATTCACTCTTCAGGTTCAGTGCAGTGTTCAGACGAGTTTTCAGTGCCTCATAGGACTTGAACTGGTCAGGTGCCACCATTGACTGTAACTTGTGCTGACGATTCCAGATGGACTCCAGTTGTGGGTCATCCAGTTCATCCAGAGTCGCTGGTGTGGAGAACTCAGAGGAGTCGTAGTTAGGATAACCAGCAACCTTCTTCATGCGAAGCTTGAAGTCAGCTCCAGACCAGAAGTCGAAGGGATTGATACCTTCACGTCCTTCCAGTGCATCACCATTCACAGCATCCATGATCTTGTCATGGATCTTTTTACCATACTTGAAGAGGAATACTTTACCCTCTGCGTCAGGGTTAGATGGATCCTTCACAACATAGATGTTGGAATAGTACTGAAGCTTACGCTTCTGTTTACGAACCTGTTCCTTAAGGGACTCATCACCTGAGTTCCACAACTCACGATTGTACTCACCCAGTGGATCTTGTTGACCCAAAGTGGTAAGAGAGTTCTCGATGTACCAACCTCCTGGACCCTGGAAGGCGTGGCTGTAGAGTTTGACGAATGGCATGTCCTCACCATCACTGGCAGGAAGGAATCGAATGACTGCGAAGGCGTTACCTGCCTTGTCTTGAGTAGGTTTCCAGAACCTCTCGTCAACAGTACCAACTTTAGTGGTCTGTTCTAGTTGCTTCTGCAACTGACTGAATACTGATGCTTTATTTTGCTTGAGACTATTGAAACTCATGATTGGATTCGTTGGATTGATTGGATTTGCCGAGTTTAAAGACATCCAGGGTCTTATTTTAACCTAGATCAACTGGTAAGTCAAGGTCTTCACCAGTGATGTCAATGATGTGTTGTCTGATATCACTCTTTGATTCCTCAAGGAATTGTATCACACTCTGTGATTCTAACATACCTTGCAGTTGAAGTTCAGAGTTGATTGTTCTCTTGAGTTGATCAGCCTCTGGGCTGTCCCCTTCACCTGCAATCAAACATATTCTCTGGTAAATTATTTGTTGTTTATCATACAACGCATAGAGAGTGTGGTAATATTCAACTGCAATATTCTCATCACCACTGCTGGTTGCAACAGCCTCCAGTTCAGTACTCAACTCTCTCAGGTAAGAGCATTCTTCTACTTCCTTTTGGACAATTTCTGAGCTTAGGAAACTCATATGAATGCCTCTCTAATGATTCCTTTGTATTTATTTTTGTTGATTGAAAGGAAAGGTTTATACTTTTTGATTTTCATACTGAGTGATTCCCACAATGGATCATGTAATTTCTTGTCCCATTGTACCATAAAACCTAATACAATGTCAAGTGTGATGAGCGATTCAAGTGATATTCGTCGTTTGATGTAGAGTCTAAGGAGTTCTGGATGAGTCGATCCCATTGTCTCAAAAAGATCGTTAAAGGAACACGCCTTGGTCTCCATATGTTCAACCACTCTGTTGAGATCTTGCTTAACAACATAGGCGAGACTTTCATGTAGTTTTGTCCATACCAACCAATTAGCCTTTCCATGCTTCTGCACGTTGCCAATCCAGACCTTCGCTGGATCGTCCGCCGATATAAAAGTCGCAAGGAAGAACTCTTTAATCTCTTGGTCGTTGTGTTTACGCGCAAGCGTTTCAAAGAAGTAGAAGTCTTTTCTGTCATGATAGGTAGATTCTTTGGCCTTTACCTTCCCTTCATACTGAAAGAAGTCAAAGTTAGGATTGGAAAAGTGTTGTTTAAAAGCGAGGTATGTTCTGTATACGTCAAACCCTTGCATCAGAATGGTAGTTTCCCTCTCGACGTACGCTTTAGGTAGTTGAGTTCTGTTGCTTGGTACCTAATCTTTTCTTTCAGTGGTTTAGAAATGAGTTTGCTAACTGATTCTACTTCAATGCCTTTACGCTCGCAGTATTCTACGATGGCATCAATGTAGTTGAGTTCTGTGGTGAGCACCAGATCCTCAATGTCTTTAGTGAAGATTTCCTTAGTTAGGAACTTGTCACTGATGGCCTTATCAATTTCTTTAGAGTCAGGCATCTCGATGTTGAATAAATTTACTAACATAATCTTGTAAGGTGGTCAAATACTTCATAATGTTTCGACGTTCTACAATTTGAACGTCACCGTTCTCTCCTACCAGGAAGACAACGAGTTTCTTAGGGACAACACCAGTCTTTTCAGAGAACATTGCCCAGTAAGCTGAGAGTTGGACGAAGTAATCTTCCAACCATTCTTCTGGTTTCTCTTTAGCTGATGTCTTGAAGTCAACGATGGCTAGTTCACCATCTACTTCACAGATAAGGTCAACTGTGCCAGCAAGGCAGAGCCTGTTAGAGTACATTGGTGTTTCTTGCTGGTAAATGTTATCGAGTCTGGTGTCCAAGTAGAACTTGGCAGCTTTAAACATCAGTTGAATAAGGGGGACTTGGTATTCATCAAGTGATTCGTAGTCTTCATTGTTAATGTAGTGTTCAAACACTGAATGAAGTCTGGTGCCACGTGTTGTGGCGTGTTTAGTAATACGATTCGCTTCTTCATTACCTACTTTGGCGCGCCAATCAGCAAACTTTTTCCCGCTGATAAAGGAAATCACAGAGGTGACTGAAGGATATAAGGTTTGATCGTCCACTTCATAGAAGCGAACGCCCTCATTCATCATGCGATTGAGATCGCCAAACATGCACCTGTAATCATTACAATGTGTAAACATTAGAAACCTGCAGTGTTCTTAGCGATGAGATAATTTCTCACTGTACCAGAACGACAGATGTCATCAAGGCCCATTTCAATCATCTCGATGTCATCGGGCATTAGTTCAAGGATTCTCATAAAGTCGTGGATGCCATTCTTTTCATTGCTGCGAGTAAGATCAGACTGCATCGCGTCTCCACAGAAGACAATCCTTGTGTTCTCACCTACCCTAGTAATTATACTATCAAGTTCGTGAAAATTCAAGTTCTGCATTTCATCAATGATGATGACTGCATTATCAAGAGTCACACCACGAAGGAATGAGGTGGACCAGAACTTGATGGTCTCCTGGTTCTTAAGGGCTCCATAGAGATTCTCAAAGTCTCCATCACTTGGCATCTCAAACATGTGTTTCACCATGTTTTTGTAAGGAATCTGATAAAGAGATGACTTGTCATCATGGTCTCCAGGAAGGAAACCGATCTCCCTGGTTGCCACAAGGGACCTGACCAGATAAACACTGTCGTAACTGGGAGTCATCTTAAGACAGTCGTACAACCCCTTGTAGAGGGCACAGAAGGTCTTACCTGTACCAGCAGCCCCATAGATAAACAGGTGTTTGCCTTGGTCCCACGCACTGAAAATCTTTTTCTGATTCTCTGTGAGTGGTTCGACCTTAACCATCTGGGAAGTGTTGATGGGCTGACGCTTGGTTGTTTTCTTTCTAGTTTTAACAGCCATTAGTATTGTTGTGTGATACTTGGGTTTCGTTTTCCAGCTTTCTTTACTTTGTTCATGACATGCTTCCAGCCGGGCTTGGAGCTCATCAGTTTTTGTCTCCAGTCACCAACTTCAACACCCATTCCAGGGACTGTAGTTGGGTCTGACCAATCACGGGACCAGTCTGGGTTGTCTTTAACCCATTGGTCCCACTCACTGATACTCATTGAGACTTCTTTTTGTTCACCTGTTTCTTTGTGAACCACAGGATATGTTGCCATTACCACTCCAGGGCTTGTGATACATCAGGAAACACTTGTTTGAAAACTTCTTTACAGTTTTCTGCCAACTCCATGTGCTCTGCCTGAGTTCCATTAGCAGTGCGAAGATTAATATAATGTATCCATGAGCGACATGATCCTGTCATGTAGATACGAGTTGGTGTTGCTAATGGTAGCACAAAACGTGCACATTCTTTAGCAACACCATTGTCAAGAAGGTTATTGTAGAGGTTCATACCATCTTCAAAGTACTTCTCAATCTTGTTTTGATAATCATCAACCATTCCTGGTGGAAGATCATTGGTAGAGTTCTGCCTGTTCTTTGTGTCCTGCTTCCTTAGGTCTGGAAGAGGAATAGTTTGATCTAACAGTTTAGTGTCAGCATAACGCTGAGAGAACTCTTGGAAGCAGAAGGATCTGTGTCGTAGAACCTGAGCAGCAATACCTCTGTTGGTATTCAACTCTAGTGTCATTGATGCAGTTTCAAAGATACTCCAGTGTGCATGTTGGATGCAATACTTAAGAAGCCCTGATGCAGTACGAAAGTTTTCTTGGTTATGAGGGTTACTCACACGAGCCACGAAAGATATGACCTCCTGTGGTCCTTTACCTTCCATCTCACCTGCACCTTGGGTACATGAAATCAATTTCACGTTACTCATTACTAAATCCTTTCTCCTTTTTGCGTTGTTGTTTACGTGCACGTCGTTCCTTCTTTAGAAGTACAACTTGCTTTTCCATGTACAAGAGTTCTTCATCAGAATAAAACTTTCGTTTGTTACTGTCATGAATAATCTTGTTTACTAATTTGATTGTCTGTTTCTTGAGTCCCATTTATAATAAGTGATTACTTCGGAGTAGTCAAGATCCAAAGTGTAAGTGTCTAGAAGGAGATCTTCTAACTCACTTACTGTCTTCTTTAGATTTTGGAGTTTCGCTTTGAGTTTTACGTGGTTCATCTTTGTCAAGTTGCAATTCTGGGAAGGCATCAATAACGTTTTGTTTAGTAATTTTATAACGGTCAGTAAGTTTACCGTCTTTAACCAGGTCAATCATGTCAGCTTCTTCAGGATGCAATCCTTCAAGTAACTGAACCCACATCTGTTCCTTCTTTAGTTGTTGGATGCGAGGTTTAGGACTTCCAGAGCAACCATAATACACCACACCATTCACTCTTTTCTTGATGAACTTATCAATGAACCTGTGTTCAGTGAAGAGTCTCTGGTGATCAACACCTTTTGGTTTGGTTGTTCTGGCGTAAGGTGTCTTACCAGGTGGGAACATAAACCTGATGTTGGTGGCGAAGTTACATAGTAGAACTTTGGTAAGTGCAGGTGACTTATACTCCCTCAGGATGGATACTTTTTCTGCTTTTGTTTTAGCGTTAGACACTCTCTGAAGCACTTCAGAGATGAGTGTCTTATTAACTGGTAGTTTTGGTGTTGCTGGTCTTGCCATTAAGAAAATTCCTCAATCAAATCTTGAATGTTGTTGTCAATGAAGTACTGAATTTGCAGTGATTGCTTTGGTTTACTTCTGGTAAAGAACGAAATGATCCTTTCCACCACTGGAGTTGGAATCTTTGTGAAGTCAATCAGTTCAGAGTTCCTTTTCCAGTTACGAAGACGAATAAAATTTGTGAATTCTTGTGGGTCCATGCTCGCCAGAGAAGCAATCTTCTCTTTACTCATCTTCTTCTGTGGTTTGCCAGTGACAATTGCGTCATCACAGGTAAGGATGTTTGGGATACCATCAGATCTATCACCACGAATGATGTGTTCCTGTAAGTATGCAACTGGATTATCGTTCTCAATCCATCGGTTACGGATGGGATCATACTGTTTCACAAGAGGGTACCTGTGAAGCTGAATAAAATCTTTATCCGCGGACAAAATCAAAACAGGTTCGGGTTTATTCTGACGAAGGTTCAGTCTCACCAGTGAGGCGATCACATCATCAGCTTCTGCACCCTGAACTTGAATGACATGATAAGGAAAGTTACTCCTTATCTCATCCCTGATCTTATTTAGTACGGAAAACACCTTATCCCAATCGTATTTGGAGTTAGCTCTCTCCTTCTTACGGTTTTGCTTGTAGAAAGGAAAGACCTGGCGTCTCCAGTAGTCCTTGTCATCATAACAAAGAACCATTTTTCCATACTCAAGTCCATACTTCTTCTCAATTCGAGCAAGGACACGAACAATGGATCTCCTCACTGTCTCAACATTGATTCCATCTTCAATCTTGTGTCGCACCATCAAGTGACTGATGGCAATCTGGTTTGCATCTACTAGTATCATTGGGGATACCCTTTGTTTACTCCTATATTTTAGCACAAAAAAGGAGGGGCGTCAACCCCTCCCGTGTGTAGATTTACAACTCTTGAAGGTCCTCTGGATCAAACTGGTCAGGGTCATACCCAGGATCAAAATTGATAACCATGTAGTCTCCTCTGTCCAGCTCTCCGTCCTCGTCATAGAGTTCAGGGTGAGGGTTCTTCTCGAAGAGCTCTTCGTAATGGTGTCTGGTTTTTTCCATGAAGTCATGGAACCTTTCAGCTGATAACCAGCCTACGATTACCCCAAGGATCAGGGCGACTTCTGTGAATAGGATTGTTTCGTTGGACATTCTCGTCTCCCTTTAGAGGTTATCTGAAACATTAGTCTAACTTCTTTATCGAAGATTGTAAAGCTTATTCTGTGACCAAATACTACCTCGTTAGTTGATTCTTTTTTGTCTGGGATCATTGCTCTGAACCCTCTGTTGATTCCAATCATACCATTTTATTCTCCACCATGTATCGAACCGCGTCCTTCATTCCTCCAATACTTTTATTATTTAACAAGACTTGAGGGAAGGATGAGTTACACCCAAATTTGTCAATGAAATCATCTTTACTGAAGTCCTCATTCAATGTGAACTTTTCATAAACAATTGACTTAGAGTCCATGAACTCTGTAAGTCTGTCACAAAATCCACAACCATTCTTGGAGTAGACGTAGAACTTTTCTGACATAAAAAAAGGGGTATTCCTACCCCTAATTATAACCTATTCAATTGTGTGTGTTTATCTACTAGGTAACTACTCGTTACCTTCTTGTGTAAACAAAGCTGCTGCGATCACGGTACAAACTAATAGTGCTCCTGTACCTAGTAACCACATCACCAGATACCAGGGATGACCTGACCAGTCGTGGCGTATGCACCGAGTGCTGCCATGATGCCGAGCATTGCTGCCCAACCATTAATGCGTTCTGCGTTTTCGTTCATTGGTTTTTCTCCTGTGTTTTGTTGTAGATAATTACTCTGCCGTTGTCATGTGTGAACACAAGTTCATCATCGTGACCCCAACAGAGTTCTTCGTAGAGGGTATTCAGTCTCTCCATGTCTTCATAGAGAGCGTTAGGGTTGGTCAAATAATCCCAAAGATAAAGTTGCCAGTTGTTGCGTATGAAATAAGACCCGCAACGATACCCAACATTGCCAGTCTACCGTTGAGTTTCTCTGCTCTTTCGTTATGGTTTTCGATGCCATAGCGCTCAAGGGCCTCGTCAGTCATGTACATTGAGGGCTCTTTAGCCCACATGTTTTGTTGGCCACGGTCGTTAGTTGTTACGGTCATTTGAGGTTTGTAAAGTTATGTAACTGAACTTATTTATTATAACTGTTTCTTTAGAATTAGTAAAGTTATCTGTGGATGATAACACAGATACAATGGGTACAGTTATTGTTACTAGTGAAATTGCGCTGCCCATTAACCAGTTTCGTAGGTCAATGAGCAGCTTACTATGGCTACCGTCGTTCATCTTGGATTAAAGAATTCTACTGTTTCAATCAGTTCTCTATACTCACTGCGAATAGGGTAGTACGTCAGACAATGTTTAGCCTGAGCACGAACTTCTGCAGGGATCCTTGGAGTCTTTTGTGGATCAATGATCATACACAGCAACTTGTAGGTCTCTTTGAGAGAATGATACTCTGATTCTTTATCAGTCATCGAATACTTTGCATTGTGGTGCACCAGGATGATCATCACAGAAGCTGTCAAGGAGCTTGTCCTTGTGTCGCTCTGTTGGATCAGCAATCTTACCTTCTGTCAAGGGATCCCACTCGTCAGATGGGTGGGTTTCATTACAGTGGAGATCCACTTTGTACTTTGAGTACTTGTCGTTGGGGTCCTTTTGTACAGTCATTTTTTGTAAACCTGTTCCTTAGAAAACTCTGCTGGTACAACTCTACCAAACATGTCAAGTTGTCCAAGGATCTTATTGCCCTGGACACTGACCACTTCACATTTGTATCCTGCAAATGGTCCATCAATAACATCTAAGATGTCACCAACTTCATAATCATTTAGCACATTTTGTTTAACCTCAAGGTGTGCATCGTCACACATATCAAACAGACGTTTGATTTCTCTTGGTTTGAATGCAATGGGTTTCTTTTGATTGCAATTCACAAAGAACTTGACGCCTGGTGTACCTAGGATAAGGTCAAAGGTTTCTGCTGGGAATGATTCTTTTATGTTCCCAAGTTCGTCCTCATCAAGGGAGGGTTTTACCTTTACCAAAAGGTAACCAGACATGAGAAGTTTGTTCTTGACCTTACGTTTGCCTCCTTTGTCAACAACGAGTTCCTTCTTTTGTAGATACTCTACATCCAAAAGGTTCTTATCATTGAACAGTGCTCGTCTGGAAATAAGTTCTGCTTTGGTTGCCTTCTCCTTGTTCATGTTGATGGAGACTGCGTACCAGTGTTTGAAGTCTTGAAGTGACATCAATAAACATCCTCATAAAGGTAGTCGAGAACTGTATCATAATCTATATTGCTGTCACCTGTAAAGATAACACCAAGATTTTTATAATATTTGTAGATCTTCTTGTAAAGTTTTTGGTTGGTGCGAAGATCTGTGTCTCCAGAGATTGCCTCACGAATGGTTGGGAGGTGATCACTGAACTTGTGAAGTATTTGGGTTGCCATTATTCTGTAGGTTGTACAAGCCAACCAGGTCGACGATCTGGTAGCTTAAGATAATTATAATAACACCACTCTTTGGTGTTAAGGTATTGACGATAAGCATCTACATCACTGATGGATGTATCAAACTTAAGGTTCTCGGGCATTGCACGTGCAAATGAAGTTACATTGTAACAATCGAGGATGGACGACTGGGTCTTATCCTGAAACAAGTCTACCACATCAAGGATAGAATCATTGAGACCATGAGCTGAATCATAACGTTCGTGAAACTCATCACATAAACCAACAGCGTGCATGATTAACCATGCACAATTGCTGTAAGATTGTGCCACCCATTGAGTGCAGGGGTGGTTCTTGAAGGCACCCTTTGCTGTGAGGAAAGGGTTACCATCAACCTTCTTGACCTGACCAATGTCCCAGTAGTGACTGGAGAACACCACAGACAACATCTGTGCTGACTCTAGAATCATTTTGGTGACATGCCTATCAGGTAGAAGTTTTGCTGACGTGATGGGGTTGGTATCAACAACAAAGATGTTCATAGAATAAGGGGGTCTTACCTCTTATTGTAACGCATCATCGTTGTTCTGACAAGCGAGACCCATATGGTAGATATCGTTGTGGTTGTTCATCCCCATTCGATATGGAAACATCTGCTCTGCTCTAGCCTTTATCTCATCCCTGGTGAGGTTAGGTGCCTCAAAGCAAATCCTCCCCAGGTAATAAGACATTGACATTGCCAGGATACTAATCACTCTTAGGGAAGATGTTAGACTTGATAAGTTCTACTGCTGCATCGTCAATTGTATTGTCAGTACTCTTAGCATACGCTTCGAGCAAGTCAATTACCAACTGCCTCACTCCTCTACTCTTAAGGAATGAGAAAAGGATGGGTTTGATTAGGAGGATCATCTTTAGCTTAGTGGCTAAGATTATTTAGAGTGAGAGCATCAAAGTTTTGAACTCATCATAGGTTGAGGATTGTGTCAACGCGTAATCCAATTTGTCTTTGGAAATATAAGAGGCAAAATATTCTTCCTCTGTTGCATTGCCATTCTGTTCACTCCAGACTTCATATGCACTCTTACCTCTTGGGATATAGAAATCAAACTTAGCAATGGTGGGGTCAGTACTTACCTCCACAACTGTTGCTGGAGTTGAAGGTCCAACTGTAACTGTACTACCAGCGACCACTTGTACTGGTGGCCCTTGTGGTCCCATCACTGGTCCAATGTAAGTCCATCCTTCTAATGCAAAGAAAACATACCCCAAGTACATTCTGTTACCACTGGGTCCATTTTCTACAATGTAGATTTCCCCATCACCTGCAGTGGAAGGGAGATCATAAATGGTTGTTACAACTCCTTTTATAGTAATAGAATCTCCCTTGTCTCCTTTGTCTCCCTTATCACCTGGAAATCCTTGGGGGATGTAATAACTTAGTCCAAGCTTATGTGGATATTGAGTCCTGTCTTCTGCCACGCTGGCTGGAGTGGTGTGGTTGACTGTATAAGTGTCCTTTACATAAACATTAGGTGTGATTCCATCGATGCCATCAGTTCCATCAGTGCCATTCAATGACTCCAACCACTCTTCTTCTGTTAGTTGTGGATCAACTGGACCCAGTGAGTTTACATAGATGTCATAAGCAGAGTCTCCTGTTTCTCCCTTCTCTCCTTCCTCTCCTCTGAGTCCAGTCTCTCCCTTCTCTCCTTTAGAACCTGTGTCTCCCTTCTCTCCTTTGGGCCCTCTCGGTCCCTGTGGACCCTCAATGGTGGCCACCAGGTCACGGGTCTGTTGTTTGGTGTAATGATCATCCCAGAAGGCGATGTCATCAAAAGTAATGGTGTGTGCAGGGTGAGCAAGGAACAAGGGTTCACTTGGAGTCCACTGCAAAAACTCTATCTCCCCAGCAAAAACGACACTACCACTGAAAGTAAGGTTACTTCGAGTGATAGAGCCGAGGAGATCAACAAAACTAATGTGTTCTGTAACACTATTAGAGTCGTTGATAATAAAGAAATCATTTGAAGTAGCCTCCCTGGAAAGAGGGAGGTTACTAATTTTTACCTGAGACATATCCTTGGATACTTTCTAGGTATTTATGGGGTCAGACTAGTGCTGGAAGCTCACTGAAGTCATAAGGAAGACTCTCCTTCCAAGAATTCTGTGTTTTATTATACCCAAATGGGTGTTTGCCAGGTGAACTATCTGTTACCAACTTGTCGAGAGCCGCCTTATCACCAAATGTCATCAAACCATTAAGGTCTGAGGCATTTGCCTTAGGAATGATTGTGTAATTATTACCAGGGGATAACTTCAGGGAATCCTTATTGGCGGTTTGTTTGGTGTCAATCCATGTGGCTGTTGTGTCTACGTTTACAGTAGCACCAGGTGCAATGCCATCCAGTTTTGTTTTATCCGCAGAATCGAAAAGACCAATGTTGGATGCTGTAGCCAAAGGAATGTAAGTTACACTTGTATCTAGAACTTGGGCCCCATCTACTTTGTGTGAGAGTGTAACCACACCATGCTTGATGCCGCCACTATTTGGTACATCCGCCACATCATAGTCAATCTTGAACTCAGTTAGAGAAGAAGGGATAGTTGGGACACCTGAAAGATTAGAGTAATCCAACTGTTTGTTGATCCAACCAGTGGCGTCCTTATAAAGGACGTTACCAGCTGCTTCACTAGCGAGGGTTACATCACTGAGCTGACCGAGTGACTCAACAAGAGTTGGTTTGTTGAGGATGAAGGCGTCAGAAGTTAGTACAGTCTCAGTCCAGTTAGATTGAACGTTACCTGTAACAGGATTATCAATTAGATTTTTGAGTGCATCTTTGTCAGCTACTGACATCAAACCATCAATACCTCCACCAATTGAAGTAGAAATAGTAGCAACGGGAATGGTGGTGACATTAGCGGGACCCACTCCAGGTGAGAAGATCAGGGAGTTTGGATTGGTGTTTTCTTTGGAGTTACTCCAATCAGCTGTTGTGTTTACATTCTTTTCTGCACCAGATGCAATGCCATCCAGTTTAGCTTTATCACCGAATGACATCAAACCATTAAGGTCTGAGGCATTTGCTGTAGGAATGTTTGTGGTGCCACTACCAGGTGAGAAGATCAGGGAATCCTTATCGCTGGCTTGTTTGGTGTCACTCCATGTGGCTGTTGTGTCTACGTTTACAGTAGCACCAGGTGCAATGCCATCCAGTTTATCTTTGTCAGCTGATAACATCAAACCATCAATACCACCAACACCTTTAGTAACAAGAGGAATGTTAGTGGCATTAGTGAGACCATCACCAGGTGAGAATATCAGGGAGTTCTTATTGGTGGTTTTTGTGGTGTCACTCCATGTGGCTGTTGTGTTCTTATGCTTTTCTGCTCCTGCCTCAATATTATTAAGTTTGGTCCAGCTATCTGGGTGCATCAAACCAGCTACCAATGAAGTAGCTGCTGGAATTGTTGCAGAGTTGCCTCCAGTAGAAATATCAATATCTCCACTTCCAATTACCGTACCATCTTGAGCTGTATTGGCTGAATAACTCAGGTCAGCGACAGGAATCTCACCCATGCTAGCAAAGAGGAAGTAGGTATCAACACCATTACCTTCATTGAAGATTCTATCTCCAGGTCTAATCACTGCAGCATTCAACCCAGGCCAGGTTGCAATACCATCTACACTGATAGTATTACTTTGGATGTATATGGTTGGTACTGTTGGTAGTGGACTTGGTTTGGTAGCATTATCAGTACCGTCGACGACTCCACCATACTCAAGAACACCACTCAGACCAGTGTTTACCCACTTAGTACCATTATAACTTAAGAACTCTCCTGTTACAAGACTACTAAATTCAACATTAGTAAGGTCTTGAATGTTAACTGGAATAGACGGTCTGTTGAGGATGTGGGCGTCTGAACCAATATCGTCTTCGCCCCAATCAGATTGAACGTTTGCGTCAGCACCATCTGCAATGCCATCCAGTTTTGTTTTGTCAGCCGCGGTCATCAAACCTGCGTTGTCGACTACACCATTACTGTCTGTTATAGTACCAGCACCAGCCAAGGGAATGATTGAGGTGGTATCAGTAGTGCCATAAGTGATTTTCACTTGGCCCTTATCAGTACCCTCTTCATAAGTTTGTGACAAACCAAGATTAACTTCTGCACCATCTGCAATGCCATCCAGCTTAGTTTTGTCTGAAGGTGACATCAAACCTGCATTACCAAGTAGACTACCTGGTGCAGGAGATTCAACTAAAGGAACAATAGCACTAGTGCCTGATACACCATTTGTTTTGGTTGTTACGAGACCATTGATGGGATTCTTTGTGTATGCCAGGTCAGATGGAATAACGTTAGTAATTAATCCATTCCCATTAACGTTTACTATTGGTGCGTCTACTACCTCATCATAACTTAATTCAAAGTCACCAGTGAGGGAGTTAGTTGGAAGTGAATCAAGAAGATTTTTATCACCATAGTACATCAATCCAGACTGAGATTTAAATGTATCAACAAGGGGGATTTCAACTTCACTGCCATCACCTGCAGTTAATGTACCAACATCTTTGCTTGGTGTATATTCCAGATCAATGATGACGTTCTTAATGCTACCATTAGCATACACAGATGTGTCAGTGTCATCAAAAACAATCTCAGGTTGATTCAGAATTTCAGAATCTGTACCATTACCTCTTTCACTCCAATCACTTTGAATATTACTAACAGTACCAGACAGAGAATCCAGCTCCAGTTTCTGGGCTGGTGTCATCAAACCAGCAGCCACATCAGTAACTGCTGTGATTCTAGCGTTAGAACCTTTATTGTTTATGACAGTACCAAACAGAGCGCTCGCTCCGTATGAAAGATCAACTGATACATTATCAATTTCATTGAAATTGTTATAAACAATGAGAGGTTTGTTCTTGATGTAGCTTGAGACTGCAGTGTTTGTTTCTGTAAAGTCAGATTGAGGAACAGAAAACTCCTCAGTCAGGTAACCTGCATCAGCGTGGTTACCCCAACTCCATGCCTCATTCCAATAGTCAATGGAAAGTTGGCTGATTGTAATCCCTGGCCACTTTATTAAGTTTTCTTGAGAGAAGAACAACTCACCAGTTAGGTGAGTGTTACTTTTAAAATTAACACTACCTTTGAAGGTAAGATTCGTAGAAGTGAATGTGTCCACCACACCCTTCCAAGAGATGTGCGTTGTTGTCAGGTCCTCATCGTTGAGGATGAAATAATCGTTAGTGGTTGCCCTATTAACGATTGGTAGTTGACTGATCCTTACTTTATTCGACATGGGTGCCAAGTAGTTTAATTTTATTTAGTTTTATCTGATGTAACCCATGTTAACCAACCATTCTCTTGTCATGGGGGTGGGGTCAATCTCTTTCCATGGTTTATTGTTAGTTCTGTTTATAATTTGAAGGACTTCAACAGTCATGTTCTCTGTGTAACCTGCCCACTTAGCTTCCCTCTCCCAAGGAATGATGGGGTTATCCTCTCCATAAGCAAGATTGGCGGCAACCACAATACCACGTGGTACATCCTCTTCTGAGTAAATGATAGCAAGTTGATTGTTATCGATGGTTCCTGCCATTGCATCCTGTGCAGCATGCCAACCCTCATGTCTTAAGGTCTCAAGGAACTGAATTGGATCATCAACATAAGATTCATTGAGGAACATATTATTTCCTACTGTGTAATAGATTCCTGCAGTTGAACGAATGAAGTACTTGTCATCGGCAAGGTATACACCTACACCCATCTGTTGTAGTTCAGAGATGATGATGTCTGCTTCTTCTCTAACGTTTGTGTAATTAGAATAAGTGAGGATATTAGCTAAGTCTTCTACACTTTTTATCTGTACTACTTCATCTGCACACTCACGCATCATCATACACCCTTGTGAGTCTGGCGTCTTCCATCCTTTCACTGCAGGATCGGCAAGAGCAGGGGCAATCATGGTAGATGATGCAATCAATGCTAATAATAATTTTTTCATAAGGCAAAATAAAAGGAGGTTATAACCTCCCTTAATTATAATAGTTTTGGTTGTTAATGTTAAGGTTTATCTTCTCTTGTCCCACTCATCCTCATGAAGGTAAGGACTCCAACGAGTTTCATTACGCATGTACTTCCTGTGACCTTCAAGGCGTTCGACTGCAAACTCACGTCGTTCTGGTGAGTTATTGTAAGAGATGTCTCTGAGTTCACTGAGCATCTCTTGGAAGAACTCTTTGATGTTATCAATCATGTGTCATAATCAGGGTGATCGCCGTATCCTTTGATGTTGTTGATGTCATAGAGCCAAGCATTAGGGTCAGAGAATTGGTAGTTTGTCTGATTCCAGGCATCTTGTGGCATACAAGCTCCATTCAAAGCTGTATAATACTGGTCATTGTAACCATAAACACCCCAAGGATCATGCATGGGACATTGATGACCTGAGTATCGTGTAGGAGTTTCGAATGCGAACTCTCGTCCTCCAGTACCACCACTTGATCCATCTAATCCTTGATCAGGAACTGCTAGTCGAAAAGCACGAGTAACAGATTGAACATACTTACCAGATCCATAGGTACAGGTAACACTGTATGCGTTCTCAGTATTTTCTCTCGACTCTGAAGTACAGGGACCATCAACTGTCGGTGGAAGGTCAAGTTTGCCTTCGTAAGTAGCAGCGAAGACCGTTGCTGATGTTTCAGCCACACCTAAGTTCTGTGCCCTCTTAGCTGCTTCAGCTGGTGCGAGGGACATTGTCATCAAGGCGGGGGCCATAGCCCCGCCAATTGACATAGTCACCATGGTGGAGATTATGTTCATGATCAGATAACTTCAGGTTCTTCTTCAGGGAATGCCGCGATTCCGGGGATTCCTCCATCGTCAAAGGTGACGGTTGCTGTTCTAGCGTCAGCTGCTTCACTTACAATAGTGAGCGACCCAGAGCTTACTGCACAGGTTCCGGTAACTACCTCGTCTCCTGCTTCGTACTTCGACAGGTCCAGTCCAGTGTCATCTCCTTGAGTAACAAGAAGGAGACTACATTCTTTAGCAGCGTTGGTGAGAGTAGCAATAGCGACTGAGTCCTTTGCCTTATCTTGAGCTTTCAAGAGTTGTGGAAGACCAACACCAGATAGAATACCAACGATTGCAACAACAACCATCAGTTCAATCAAGGTGAATCCGTTTGCCTTCTTGCCTTTCTGTGAGAGACGACGGAGGAGAGTAGACTTGAGTGAGGTGTTCATTTTATTATGATAGTGGAGGTTCTCCCTCCTTACCATACTATCTTATCAGAACAGAACACCAAAATTCATTAGTGGTTGGTGAGAATGTCCTTAGTTTCTCTCAGTCCATGACTTCATCCATGGAATATGTCTCCACCTTACCTAGTTCAATGTCCTCAACCATTTGCATCAGATACTCCAGGAACTCTTTGGGATACACATCATCTTCATTCAACGAAACCCAGAACCATTCTTTACACTCTTCCTCTGGGTCGTCATCGCTCATCAGCGCGTACCCATCATACCGTGATGACGTGAGATCACACCAAATGCGGAAAGTAGAGCGAATGCTCTTCCATCCTGTCATCCAGGCGTGTCCAATCCAATACTCATACCAGTTCATACTTCATGGGTCTGATGTCTATGGAGTCATTATACAATAAAAAACCACCCCAGTCAATGAGGTGGTGGGAAGCAAGAACCCAAATGATTTAATCATTGTAAAGTTTTTCTAGTTTGTCTCTTGTGAAGTCCACATACATCACTTCTTCTCCTGCTTCAGGAGCCTCAGGGTGACGAGGTTTAGGTGGTGCTGGTGGAGTGTTCCAGATAGACTGGATGTTTGCGTACATCATAGCTGCAGCTCCTCCTGCTATGAGACAGAAGGAGACCAGATAGATGACGATGAAGAATGTGTTCATGTCGTGTTGGATGTTAGTTGCGTTGATAAGATGGAATCATCATTCCACCATCCCTGTCGTCATCGTCATCAGTATCCTGAAAGACTAAGAATAATATTAAGAGGATTGTCCACCCCAGAATGTATTCAAAGTGCATTTCCGCGAGGCAATACTTCTTCAGGGAATACGAAGTTCTCATGTGGTTGGTCAGCAGGTGCCATCCAAGCACGGAGTCCTTCATTCAATAGAATGTTCTTCGTGTAGAAGGTCTCGAACTCAGGGTCTTCTGCTGCACGAATCTCTTGACTTACAAAATCGTAAGCACGAAGATTGAGAGCAAGCCCAATAATGCCAATAGAGGAGACCCAAAGACCCATAACA